ATAATTGAATTCATTAACGGTATACGTTTTCGAACTCGAAAAACGTATAAAAAAAATGTTTTCAGAAAGAAAAAGAAAAGGAACTTCTCTGTATGATGTTGTAACCTACACTCTCCCCAAACTGCACACTGGCAAAAACTGGTATGTGGATTTCAAGTGCTACGATCCGCTAGAGGGAAGTATGAAACGAAAAAAATTCATGCTTGACTCAATCACAAAAATTTCGGAACGTAAGAAAAGAGCCGCTGAAATCATAACAGTCACCACACAACGCCTCAGGAACGGCTGGAACCCATGGGCAGAAGCCACAACAGACAGACAATGTGCTAACTTTGTCTATGTCACAGAAATCTATAACAAGTATCTAGAAAAACTCACTTCTGCCAAAACGCTAAAACAGAAGACACTCTATGATTACCAATCAAGATTAAACATGCTGTTAGAATATAATAACAGCAGGCACCTGCCTATTATGTATATGTATCAATTCGACCAAGCATACATAAGCGACTTTTTGGATTATATCTTATTAGACCGTGATGCCAGTGCCCGGACACGGAATAACTATCGCACCTGGTTGTCTACCTTCTGTACCTGGTTGCAAGAAAAGAAATATATCGAGGACAATCCGACCGACAAAATTCGCTCTTTAGCGGAAGAAACGAAATTCCGCTCCGCACTTACGAAAGAGGATCTTGCACAATTACATGAATATCTGAAAGAAACCAACAAACACTTTTTATTAGCCTGTCAAATGGAATATTATACCTTTATCCGTCCGGACGAGCTAAGTAATATCCGATTAGGAGACATTAAAATCAAGGAGCAAAAAGTATTTGTATCATCCACTATCAGCAAGAACCGACGAGACGGAATGGTCGGATTGAATGACAGTTTAGTCAAACTGATGATTGAATTAGACATATTCAGGAACAGTTCAGACTATTTCCTTTTTGGCAAGGATTTCAAGCCCTCTATTCAAAAAGCAGACTCACGCATTTTCAGAGAATACTTCAACAAAGTACGAGCTTTTTTGCGATACCCGAAAAACTATCAGTTTTACAGTCTAAAGGACTCCGGCATCCGTGATCTGGCAAATGCCGAAGGCATCGTGATAGCCCGTGATCAGGCACGTCATGCGGATATCAGCACCACCAACAAATATCTGAAAGGAGATAATATGACCGTACATGAAGAAACCAAGCATTTTGAAGGAAATTTATAAAAAAAGGTTAATACATAGTAAAATTGCTATGTATTATTTGTACATAATAAATTTACTATGTATCTTTACAATGTCAATAAAACAAGAACCATGAATGAAAAAGAAGAAATTTCAGCCTTACTCCATCGTTTAACACAGTTAAAAATGGAGTTGAAGATGACAGAGTTCACTTTCAAGAACAACAAAAAGTTAACAGAACAACAAGTAAATTCCATTCTAGATGAAAAATTAAGAATAGAAAAATTCATCCGGATTCTGGAAAACAGATTGAAAGAGTTAGAAAATTAATTGTTAAACCAGTCCCCTTAAACAAGGGGACACAACCCTATATAATATGTCAGACATCAAAAAAGAATTGAAGGAACTGGAAGAGATCATGCATTCAACAGATGAAGACAGAGAACAAAAATTCGAAAAGAAGTTTCTCTACATCCGAGAACATTACACCAGCGAAGAAGATAATGAGGCTATTTATAACTTTACCCTAAACGGATACAAACAAATCAATAATGAACTGGAAAACATGACTCGCTATTTGGAACTCCAGAATCAGATCAAAAGCGTCAAGGAAATAATACCTGTCTCATATATCGCCCGGAACTATTTCGGGAAAAGTGCCGCTTGGTTGCAACAACGTCTTTACGGTTATAAAGTAAGAGGTAAGGTATATACCCTTAACGAAAAGGATATCAAAACCTTAAACCTCGCGCTACAGGATATTAGCAAAAAGATTGGTTCACTCACCATCGCACTGTGATGGTCTGTTTTATTGACACGATCCCCGTAGTTGAACCGCTACGGGGATTTTCTATTCTAGTCAATTCTATAAAATATACCTTTCATCACCTTGTTTATCCCGTTCACATCTATCTCCGCCTCTATTTTCTCACACAAATATTGCTTGTTACCAATTAAGAACACTTTATTCACATCCGGCAGTTTATCCGTAATGAACTGAATAGTATAAGGAATATCGGAATGAAACAGGTTAAGTGATGACAATTTGTTGCCGATACTATCCGGACATACATCATTCAAGCTCAACGAATAAGGCATAAGTGTTGATACCAGCCCTTCAGGTCTTTGTTGGTAATCGGTAAACGGATAAGCATAATCAAATGATTGCCCGTTAACGGTATGGCGGTTGAATATACCGGTATTGATCGCAACCTCCATAATATCACTCTTTTTTTGCTTCTCCTGCAATTCCACATTACCTTCAATAGCCTCCTGGATATTGAAGGCACTCTGCTCGTAACCCACTTTATGAAAGCTCACGACCGGGATATTAAAAAACAAGGGAGTGTCTGTGCGCACATAATCAAAATTATGTGAAAGAAAAGTGTAAGTACCTATATTGTATTGTACTATTTTGGCCGGAACGATCCGCAAAGAGGCGCTCGTTTCTGATTCCGGATTCCGGATCAAGTCAGCATATAAGTTGACTTCACGAAGGCTGTTTTTATCACCCTCATTATAATTAATGTAATACCGCCTGCCAACCACAAAGAGCGTCTTTTTTCTGTTCTCATCAGACATGGTGTTATAAGCTTGCACCAGTTCGTCGTAAGTATTGTATTCAGTCTTTTGAGCCGCCTCTATCAATTCCCTATCCAACCGTAAGAAGCCATCATCAGTCACAGACGGCAAATCATAACTGACATTGCCGGAACTGATATCTTTATCGTCTTTTTTATCTTCAATCTCCACAGAAAACTCATGAAGTATAGCGTCTTCATTAATCACCTCTTTATCAGAAAAAGAAAAATAGTCATTTAATTTGGCGAAACGGACCACTTTTGTATGCTCATCCACAATAGTAATCACACCCAAAAACTTCTCCAATTCATCAAAGAATTCTGAAACCGTCCAATGTGGGAGCGCACTGGATATTCCTAATGACGCCACCGCACTACAGACATACACATTGCGCAAAAAATTATTATCGAAAAAAGAAGTATCAAACGTGTAACCAAAATGCTCCACTATTTTTGTAATCACAGTCATTAAATAAGGCTGAATACATGTACGCAAGAACTCCGGACAAGGAAGAAATCGGTTAGAGCCATCTTCGTATTGAGCATTATTATTCAAATTCTCCGGATTCACATCCTGATAGAAAACAGGAAGCCAGACAGATTCAACCTGATCAACCGATCCATAATAATCAACCATTTCAGAAGCCGGCAAAAATCCTCCAATGGGACGACCTACAACCGGTGTCCAATCACTACCTAAATCCAACTCATCCACATAGATATCATCATTGGTCAGCAAATTAAACTCCGCATTTCCGGACACCAGCTGCACTTTAACCCGTGTTTCTTCTACAGACATCAATATGGCACTGCCGGATAACAAACATCTGGCATCAACCATAAGGACGGCCGTCAAGATGGTTTTCTTCTTGGTCACATCGAGCCGGTTAATATGACCAAAAATCGCGTAATTGGCCGACATTGGAAGTTCTATATCCAATGAATAGTTGGAACTGCGTGTAAAATACGGATTCTCAGAAGCCAACGTAAAATAAAAATCTTCTGACAATACAGCCAGTTGCCCGTTTATATATAATTCCGTCATAACTTATTGCGTGATTTATTGTTATTTAAACGATTGTATTCTTTTTGCGCCTGATTAATGCCATGTTTGCCTGTAACATATGTTTCAGCCACCAACGGTTCTTGAAGGCGAGACTTAACTTTTTTCATTGTCTCAGTACATTCAACCACCAGACGATGCAGTTCCAAATCCACCCCGGTTCCACCTTCGGATACTGGCACCACAGCAGACGGAGCAACCACTGCCGACACATCGCTAGCAGTCAGGCTGCCCACTGTATTGGTACGCTGCGCATGATCAATCAAATTAAGTACGGGACGAATGGCTGGGTTTGCCACCGCAAAACGGTTGGCAACAAATTCATTGGAATGTACAATACCCTGAGGGCGATCCCATTCACCAGGACCTGTGAAGCCTCCAGTATAGAAATTACCAATCATCCCCTTAACAGCTGCAAATGCAACTTTGATAGCTGCAATCTGGGCAGCTGCTTTCGCTATACCGATGAAAGACAAAGGAGCAGTAGCCGCTGCATTTTTGGCTGTGATTTCAACAGCTGTGATTTCAATAACTTTCTCCAAGGCATCAACCGCCATCAGCAGAGTCTCACGGAGAAAACTCTTCATTGTCAGTTCTCCATTAGCAATCATTTCACCTAAGGTCTGTCCATAATCCTCAGCTATCCCCTTAGCCATATCCGTATATTTTTGGGCCAAAGCCCTTTCTTTATCCTGAGCCTCTTTTCTTTTTTGGTATTCCTGCTCATCCTCCTTCAACCTGTTAGCGTTAATTTGCTTTTGGAAGTCTGCTTTTTGTTGTTCTGTTAATTGATAATTGGCCAGCATATCGCTATAATAACCGTATTCCAAATCAGACAAAACCTGAAGATAATCTTCTTCAGATGTCAGGTTTTGATAATGATAACGGGCAGCCGCTTCAACATCTAACTGATATCGCTTTTCTCTGGCTGTCAAAGCACGTTGCTGTGCCTCTTTATACTCTTTATCATCTTCTTGCCTGCAACGCTCTTTGAATTTAATTTGTGCATCTAAAATCTTTTGATTGATTTTTTCAATCTCTTCCGGCTCCATACCGGCAACCTCTAGCTGTCTGTTCAAATGCCGCATCTCCAAATCTTCAGCCAACCGGGCATACTCTTCTTGTGTCATCAAGTCACTGACCATATACAATTGCTTGAGATGTGTCAATTCAGACAAATATTCTTTTTCCTCCTTAACCAACGCATCTTTTTTCGCTTTTGACCTCTCCCCTTCTGTTAAAGCGCCACCTCCATTGTTTTTACCATCGTTTTTTACTACATCGGGCTGAATGTCGCTAGCTGCAATTTCAGCATTAACATCTTTAATGGCCTGATTTAACTGATCAAGACGAGCCTGAGTCTTATTCAGTTCTTGATTGGCTATCGTGAGCTGGCTACGTGCTTGCTGAGTAGACGCATCTGTAGCTTTAGCCAACGCTCTTGTACCTTGTGTGCCCAAACTAGTAGCCCGAGCCGATGCCATAAACTGTGCCGCATTAAAATTGGCATTGGCTCGCTTCACCTCTTCTTGTTGTTTTCTCTCCAGCTTCTCCGTCTTGCGTTGTTCCCGATACAGTCCTGCCAACTCTTCTCTGGCCGCCTCCAGTTTGATTTGTTTCTCCAATTGCACCAAATAGTCTTTGATGGCACCCGTATTGTCATTCATCAACTTACCCTCTTCATTTAGCATACCGTTGTAACCCGGAACGATTTGTTTCAATTCATCAATACAGCGACGGCGTTCATTATAGGAGAAATTCTGATTATGAATCACATTTGTCAGCAATCTAATTTTTGACTCCTGCTCGCCATATTTATCATTCAAATCATTATTAATGCGCAACATTGATTTCTGACTTTCTGTAACCCTGTTTTGCTCTCTTTTTAAATCAATCAGCCTACCGATTAAAGCTGCTACCCCTACCGCTAAGAAAGCATAAGGATTTGCCTTAACAAATTTACCTAGAGAAAGCAGCGATGCAACGATTTTTTCATTCCAAACCACCTGTAATTTCGACCAGGCAACATCCGCTTTTTTATAAGCAATCAAAGCAAGCAATGTCACACAGGTACTTGCTAACGCACCTTTGTATTTAACCAACCAATCAATCAATGTCGGAGCCATACTAAGTAATTTAGTAGTCCATCCCGTCAACATATTGAGAGAGGGGTTTAATTTTTCCATTAATTCAATGCCTGTCTCTCTTATTTTATTCTTCAGCTGAGCCAAACGCGCCTCGTTGGTCTCAGAGTTAATTGCCGCCTGTTCCATAGCCACGTTAGTATCAGTCACCGCCTTGGTATAATATTCAACTTTGTCGGCACCGTCTATCAAGGTCTGTGCTACCGTGTAGGTTTCTGCACCAAAACGCTTCACAATTTCTTCTGTAGATAGTTTTTGTAAGTTTTTCAGAGCCGTTTGCAAGCCCACTATCTTGGGATTTGTCTCATCTGCTCCCGTCTGTAGACGAAGGAAAAACATCTTCAGTCCAGTACCAGCCACCTCATTCACAATCCCTTTCTCTGCTAGGGTCTCGATGCTACCTACCAATTGCTCGATGGAAACATTAGCCGTAGAAGCGGAAACACCAGCATTAGTGACGGCTGCCGTAATGCTCTGTACAGCTGCGGAACCGTATTTGGATCCCGCAGCCATCACATTGGCATAGTCGGCCGCTTTCTCGGATGATGCCCCATATTGGTTCATTGACAACGTAACCGCATCAACCGCTTCTTTTAAATCCATCTTGGCAGCCTTGGACAAACGCATCGCCTCAATGGTCACGGCATTCAACGCCTCTTTATTACCTAACAAATCCGGTTTGGCAGACCCTACCAACATATATGCCTCAAGAATCTCTTTACTGGACTGAGTAACCCGAAGTCCAGACTTGTGCATCGAGGTAGACAATATCTCAGCCTGTCGGGCAAGCCACTGAATGGATGCATCATCCAACCCGGTAAGAGCCTTCAGATTGGCAGCCGACGCTTCTTTATCATCACGGTCTTTGCGCATTTTGTTCAACGTCATGGATATGCCGGTAATGGCAGCGATACCGGACGCCGCCAACGCCCCCCATTTGGCAAAACCATTATTAAACCGGGCCAACCACCCCTCAGATTCTTTAATCTCATCATTGACTTTACGAATCTCTGCATTGACCAACTTGAGTTGTGCCTGGTACTTCTTCCATTCTTCAGAACCTCGGGCTATGTGGCCGGAGTTCAGCTTAACATTGATATCCTTTAACAGTTGTCGAAGTTCTTTCGGAGTGGCCAAACCAATATTGTTCATAGCCGCATCGATATTCCGGGCATTATCCCTCATAGCACGCAATGTTGTATTGGTCTCTTTCAAATCTTTTTGCAACTGCTTGACCTTTTTGGTATCACCCGCATTTTGGGCTTCAACAATTCTAGCTTTTAAAGAGAGCGCATGTTGTTCCATCAACTGCATTTCTTTTCTAGCCTGCTCCCCATTCACCTGGAGTTCAACGGTCGCTTTTTCATGTATAGCCATCTTTTTTTATTTCAAAAATAAGGTTATAGAAACAACTGGTAAAAGACAAGAAAACCCGACTCATCACGAGCCGGGGCAGTCCAATTTATAAATTTAAAGTCTTATGATGAAAATTGTCTGTTGCGCCAATGTTTTCGTACTATCAACATAACGACAATCAAAACGGTTACACAAACACAGGCAAAACCGATTTGTTCAGGCAACGTGGATTCTTTTTTATCCTTTATGCTTTCTGACCGCTTTTCCTCATGAATATCGGAAGTAATATCCTTGTCGGCTTTTATCTCCGTACTGTCATTGACTACAGTTTCCTTCTTTTCATTCTTATTGAAATCACCTTCCACATGACCGTCAGCCAATAACGGAGGTTTTCCAGTCAGACTGTCGGGCGGTTTTCGGGTATCATAGATACGGAAATCAATTACATAGCTGCCATTAGTGGTTATCAGCTCTCTTAAAGAAGTAGCAGATCCATGTACGATATTGACCGATTCACTGGCACTGTCCTTCCTGATTACTTCTGTGTCGGATTTGACAGCCTTATGCGAGCTACCACAGGCAAACAGCAGGAACAAACACATGAAAGGAGCCAGCAATATATGCCGGCTTACCCAGTTCATAACTCTAACCAACATAAGAGATATCATTTATGCGGTTCATCCACCCTCTCTTAAATTTATTATTGGTCGGACGCTGAAGACAAATATCCCCAATAAAGTCAAACCGGGCAATCTTAATCATGTCGAACAACTCACGCGGATTCTTGGCATTTACCGCGGCAATGGTCTTGGGACCTACAATGCCATCCACCGTAACACCAAGCAAGCGTTGAGGAATCTTAATTCCGTGCGCACCGGATGCCCACACCCAGTCCACAAGAATATTTGCCACAGACTGATCCTGTATCAAATCAGCTTTCCATCTGTCCCAATAATACGGTTTGAGAACACGATTAACAACGTCCTCACGAGTAAGCAGATGTAGATCATCCACATCTATGTCACCGTCACCATCCTTGTCATAGCCGCACGATTTCCATGCGCCGATAGTCACGCCCATATTGGTAGCCCCTCCCAAATCGTCAGGGTCATTTACAAAACCGCCTTCCCATTTCAGTATAAACGGTGCAAGTTTATTCACATCAGCCATTTTTATTTTCCTCCTTATCTTTTAATTTATCCACTAAATGGTTAAACTTGGTTGTTACATAAACTCCGATACCAAATATGCCTCCGGCATACATCAAACATTGAGCAAAAAACCACAATACGGATTCATGTATCTGACCTGTCGGTTCCACAATGAACCCCGCCACAGACAAACCAACACCGGACATTAACATACCTACCGCTGTATAAATCTGCACTTCCTCTTTTGTTTCTTTCTTCATTTTTTTATGCTGCTTTATAAAAACAGACACAAACCAACCAATAAATAACAATGTATAAAAAGACAAGAAAAATTAATTATAAGGCTTTCCGCCAAACCCAATAGTAGAAATCTAGTAGAAATATTAACATATAAACGCCTATTTCTACTGAATATCTACCACCATCCAATAAAATGATATTATCAATTGATATTCAATTTATCATCCAAGTTCCCCCGGAACTTAGGCGGATGAAAGGAGATATTATGGCAAAAATGCATAAACTGACCAAGGGTGGACAAACCATTTATCCGGCTACTATCTATGACGCTGTGGTCAACCCTACCAGCCGCAAGAGCCTGACTACGGAACTGTCCGAGTTAAAAATGGATATTATTAATCAAAAAAAGGGAGAAAATATTATTGATAATTTTGATCAAAGTACGGCCTATATTGTATATGGTAATCAAGGAGAAATAGCATCAAGTATAGAAAAAATCACAAACAATGCGACATTCATAGCAACAAAATTAGAATGTAAAGCCGGAGATCGATTTCTGATTACTGGAAAGTGCGTTTCTGTACAAGCTAGGGCCTATGTTTTTGTTGATGAATCCGATAGGATTTTGTTAAAAGCAAGCCAAACATTCGTTGGGGAAAAATCTGTAATTGAGGCTCCGGAATCTGCCATTACCGCTTACTTTACACTGACAAAATCTGAATCTGTTGAATTTGTAATATTAGACCCGTCAATAGAAGAATTAGATGACAAGATTACTGAGACAAACAAATCCCTTACAAGCTTAGAGGAAGAGGTGTCAAATATTATTATAACCGAAAGCGGGATAGAAGAAGAAATCTACAACAGCGCTTATTTGTCTAAAGATTATATATCAGCTGGAGGCACACTGGGTACCGCTGCAAGATACTGGTCTGTAAGAATACCTGTGGCAAAAGGATTGAGGTATAAACTGGATTCTTCAAATGTCAGTAATCAAACAGTATTTAGAATTGCCAAAACCGTAGAAAGAGAAATAACAGAAGTCTTAATCAATGAGGCTTCACCAGAGACAAAAAATTATGAAATTTATTGTGATGGTTCATTTAATTATATACTTTGGACATTAAGCAATGCCTATGATTTGGAAGGCACTCCAAGTGTCAAGAGAATAGAGGGGGGAGGAAAAAAATTAAGTCCTGATATTCAGATTCCACCTGAATCATTGCCCGGTTTCGAAGATAGTATAAAGGATATAACAGATAGACTTGATGGAGTTGTTTATAAAAGTAATATTATCTATTGTTATGCCGATCAGGAAACGGCAAATCAATTTCAAGCTATTGAAGACGGGGTTAATATATTTGTAGGGTACAATGCCAATGTAAACTCCATTCAGAGAGCTATAAATACCATACCAAGAGATACAGATAAACAATGGTATATTTTTGCTGTAGGGGAGTTCAGGACATCATCATTTAATCATTTTGCAACGGAAGACCCGTTATCGGGAGAATCACAGGAAGATTATGTCTGTTATATAGAAATGGTTGACAGGCAAAATATTCATTTGTTCGGTGTTGGTAATAGGGCTACAAAAATAGTATGTGATATGCCTGACAGTGGTTTCCCAACACCTGTATCTAATTTACATCCATTGTTGATAAAAAAAACTAGGAATTGCAGTTTCCACAACTTTTATATTTTTGGAAAAAATGTAAGATATACCGTGCATGTTAATGGCATTAAAGAAAGCGAATCTAATAAATTATGGTTTGACAATGTGGAATTCGACAGTGGAAAGAATAATGGAGAGGCTGCGGATAGCTGGCCGTATGGTTCCCAAGCAATAGGTATAGATATTGCATCTAACATGAATCTGATTTTTACTAATTGTATAAATCCATGCTTGAGAGGACATTTTGGCAGTATGGGATATGGAAGACATTTTATCCTGTTTAAAGGGTGCTATTTTTATTCCGATGCAACCAATGTGTTGCCCTCGGAAAATATTCCATCCCCAAATAGTTTTATAGATTATAGGTTTATAGGTAACAAGTTCTATGGGCTTTCAACGTTATTTAATGGGTCTTTAAAAGAATCAGGTGTAAAGATGAAAATTAGTGGCTGGGGGAATAGTATTGTTTATTTTCCCAAACCAACTCTGTATTTTAATGAAATAACGGATATTGCACAGACATATAAAACTGAAAGTTCGATATTAGCCGGTAATTTGGTGAATCTATATGGGGATAAGGCTAATGGTAAAATTGAATCTGTTGCTATGTTCAACAGCTCAGACGGGAAAGTTATTTGTGCCAAAAATATCATGTATGAAATAAATAATATTCTTGTTTCAGAGAACTATCTTCCTAAAGATGGAGATTACTGTAAGGCAGTAGATGGATTATTGGCGAAATCAGAATATCCTACTAATGCTTATGTTTTAGTAAGATCAGGTATAAAATATTTAATAGTAGAGTAATCCATCAACTATGATGTAAGGGCTGATCTTGGTGTAGGTCAGCCCTTATGTTTAGAACCATTCCGCATCCGGATGTACTTCTACGGACAGATGGTTCATTATTTTAGTTATTAACTTTCGAATCATCATAATTTACATTTTTGTATCTTCGATATAAGGACTGGCCAGATCCATAAGAACATATTGAATCAAAGCATCAATGACAACGTTAGCTATCTTCATACCTCCTGCGGAATTTGGATGAACTTGATCCTGCAAATACGTTGTGATATTAAGTGTCGATATTCCACTTAATGCATTTACATCAATAACGGGAACAGAATATATTGCACATACTTCTTTTATCACACTCCCGTAATCTTGTATCGTCAATCCTATATTATTTTTATAAGGATAATCGGCATTATTATGAGAATTGTAAAAATTATGTGGAATGCAAGCGAAGATCTTGGCATCCGGCAATCTTTTGATAATCTTTCTCAACATTAGTCCATAGGCATATTTTAAATGAGTTTCGTCCTGATCGTCAAGTTCCCCGATTTGGGCATTTGCCGTGATATCATTAGCAGAGGCATATATAACTAATACATCCGTATCGGTCGGAATAGTATTTATTCGTCCGTCACCACACATATTATCCTGTATAGTGATAGTTCCTTCCTCAGGATGAGCGGCATTATAGTAGCCATTTTCATCCACCTTTTTGGTTTGTGGAGAAATGGATGTAACCTTGGAACCTCCGATACCTCGACAGTAATGCGTTGAGAATTGAAAGTATTTCCATACATACTTCTGCCACGAGATCAGCTCAACGATAGAATCTCCAAACGAGCAGAATTTCTTCCCTCTATATGCCATATTGATTATTTCATCCCTATCTAACTTTACATTTCTTACATTTTGTGGGTTGCAGGGAAAATAATTCAATGAAACAAACGGGAAGTCCGCACTGTCAAAATTAAAAATTATATATTCCCAATTTTTCTCACCCGTCATCACCTCCCTGAAACGTCTTCCTTGACTACCCCTATATCCAATCCACATGCCATCTGCTGTATACACAGCAACTGAAAAAGCATTGGTAAATACAGATGTAACATTGTCAACGATTCTAATCAATCGTGTAGTACTATAGGCTTCATTTGACTGTAACGATCCATTTACATTATTATAACCATCAATAAGATTATTGTTTGTTATCAGGTTTTTATCGAAAAAAGTTTCAGGAAGCTGTGTTATACCGAATTCAAGCGGAATAAAATTTTCATCAAATGATAGATAATAGAAATCTCTTGCGCTGTTGTTCCACGCCCTACAATATGACGCTTCTGAGGGGATTTCTCTTTTTGATATATTCTTTCCTGTTGGAGCACCCATGTTTATCGTGCTAAGCAGCGTGTCATCATCTCGATAAAAAGAAACTGAATATGCATTGGTATAGACATATTCTTTCCCTACCGGTATATCAATTTTTTCTATGACAACTCCATTCCCATTTACAATATTTCCAGAACCGTCTATCGTTTTGTTTATAAACAATAGTTCATCATATACCTTGTTGATTGACACATCCTGCAACATGTGTCGTATTTTCATCAAGTCGTTTTGAACTTCTTCAAGAGAGTCAATGGTTAATACTTCAATCCAATTCTTGTCATTTATCCAAATTGAATTCTCTACACTATCAGAATTGTATATTTCAATTGTGAACCTGTCTTTATTTTGATATGACAAGATAAATCCTTTTTTCCGGTTAATACTGTCTATCGACAACCTCGTACTAGCCTTGTTTGAATTATACACAACAGAATCGTACATGTAGGAATCAAGTGGTATATAATTACTCGTTTCAGAATTGTACAGATATACCCTATATCTGTTTGCTGAATCTCTATAAGTGAAAACCAATCCGATTTTCTTATTGTAAGTATTCGGCAGAGCATTTCTTGCAGAATCAGGCGTATTGTAATTATTGCCGGTTATTGCCGTGATGTTGATGAAGGGAAATTTGGTCGATGGCAACAACTGGCACCAAAATAAATCGTCGCTCCAATATTGATCATCCATTGATGTTCCCATATACATTTCAACAGTGATATCTCCGGTTGTTCCATTCCTATAACTTAAAATTTTTCCTGTGCTTCTATTTTCTTTTGGGATCCCAAGTCTGGTTTTCGAAAAGTCTGTATTAAATTGTGTTGAAATGGCACTTCCTTTATTCAAATCCGACAGTTCCGAGGTCAGACTCTTTCGTGTCTTGGGGTTGACCACTGCGTCATAAATGGTAGCTGGATAAATGGTTTGTCCACCCTTGGTCAGTTTATGCATTTTTACCATAATGTATCTTATTATTAGCCTAAGTTCCGGGGGAACTTAAGCTATCATTATTTTATGTAACTATTTATTTAACTATTAAATCATTATTTCTCTTCCGGTGGCAGAGGAGGTACAAAATCACTCAGCACATCATCATACTCCCTCTCTGACAGAGGGACGCTCTGCACCGCATTGTATGCGGCATAATCCGGATAGGACATGATCTCTGCCGTGCTCTCATCCGTCTTTCCGGCAACGAGGATAACACCTGTATTCTCCACCGATACAAGATTGCAGATGCCATCGGCAAAATCAGCATCGGAAAGATAGTATTCGCGTTTGACTGACAGAGCACCGGGACGTAGTCCATGCCTGTCAAAAATGACCAGCAGACCACCATCATTAAGCCTGCGGCAGTTCTTGTACCCGTGCCCGTCAAACTCCGCAACAACACACCCCGACAGGACTGTGCGGTAAGTAAACCGGAAGGGAGTATTTATATCTCCATTCAGGCTCTTCTCTATGATTTTAAAATCGGACTGATAATTAATTCTTATCATAACTCTTATAATATTGATGTTACATCGTCTATCTCCTCGGCTGTCAGGTATCCGTTCAAGTCAACACTTCCGCCACCTCCTGTCGTGCCTGTAGGACTCCATGCCCCCTTTATCTTGCATTCATATATAGGGCCCGGTATGGTATCCCCCACAACAGCCCAGTCACCTACAACAGGAGATGGAACAGCCTCTTCCAGCAATTTAAGAGTAGAAAATAATCCCTTGTTGCGGATACCGTTCTGCTTGACCTTTTCTAGTTCGGTAGAAGTCTTGCTAAAGTTGTTGTTAAGACGGTCTGCCGCCTCACTCCAAGTACCTGTCTTGTTAATACTATTCAGTTCCATATCACTTCTTTACTTTTAAAGTCCCGTTTGTCACGACTCCTTCTACTGTCTCATATTCCACATATACCTGACCTGACGAAACATCATCTTTCCCCGGCCAATTACTGCAATCAATATTGGCCACATGCTTATACACACCCACTCCATTATATACCGGTTTCATTCCGACTAACAGCGTTTCGCCTTTAGAACCATAGAAGGATACGTTATTGGGATTAAGAATGATATCCGTATTTTCCACATGATTCTGTATTCTGATACGTTCCGGATATACAGTCGTTTCTAGTATCAATTGGTCCCCTGCATATTTCCGCAAAATCAAATCACCATATTCCCATCCGTCCGATGATGTGTCGAACCTTAATATCAAGGTGGCATGTCCTTCAGTCGTGTACATTTCAAGAGTATTTTTATCCGGATCAATGACAATGCGTTTCCCGTCAACAGATGTTTCTACTTTTCCGCGGAAAAATCCGCCCAAGGCTTCAACCACACCTCTGAACTTACCACCTAAGGCATAAATATAGCCGCGCAGGAACGTATCGCCACCATGAGTGGCAACGAAGTTCGCCATATTCGCCCATTCTTCATCGGTGGGTTGATAATTCGGATCATTACGAAACCTCATCACGGTCAATATAGCCTGTTGTAACGTGCCACCTGCCCAAAATGCCACATCATCATCGTCATTGTATATGCCGCTAACTCCGGCGGTGACCTTCTGCATCTTGCCATCCTTGTAGTTGCCTAACTGGATCATATTGGCCAATATCAGACCGCCAAGAATATCCACAGATCCATCCTTGATCGCACTGGCGATATAATTGATTGACTGAAAACCGGCTGTTGCCTTGTCGTTATCCAAAATGGACGGTTTCCAGTCTGTGGCAATGGTCCCTCTTTCTAGTTGAAGGTCACAAACGGTTGCGGTACCGCTAAGCATAAAAATACCTGTACCGTTAAATGCGAACTTGAAAGTGTATCTTTGATAACCGGACGTAAGAGGCTGAGTTGTGCTGAAATCACCACACGAAACAGCCACAGACACACCTTTAGCTTTAAAGGATATAACATAGTTCTCATTTTTAATCAATGATACGGATTGGGACAAACTACCGATTGCAGCAGAATACCCAGAGCCGGCAGTACTGTCCGCGGATACGGTAGCCACACCCGTCCAATACTTTAATTGTTTACTATACAAATCGGTATCAGCAGACAATTGAGTATCAGAGGACAATGTTTCACTCTCATAATCTCCGGTAAACCCGGAGTTACGCAACAGATTGACCGAGCCGACAGCCGCATTGTCTATCGCATCCTGAGCCTTTTGGGCCAAATCGGCAGCCGCCTGTATCTCATCCGGAAGCCCTTCCATGTTACGCCATCCGGTGGAACCCTGCTCGATATGGAACATACCCTTGATATCAACACCGCCTTTTTGTGTATAACGGATGTAAGTGCTCTCATCCTTGGCACCGATATAGGCATCACCATACACATTGATATAGGCGTGTCCGGTGGACTTGTCAAAGCCCAACCCGATGACTTCTTTCCCGGCAAGAGAGAAAGAGTTGATACCTTGATAGAAAATAATGGAAGGCGAAGTTTCATTAACAGAAGAAAGGATTATAGCTGCCTGACGGGTGATATCCGTCAAGTGTCCCAAACCAATAATATCATCACCGGCAACCGGGATATCACTGTCCTTGTCGGCATTGGTTTTGCTCAAGTCAATATAGTCAGCTCCTACTCCTGTCACCTCGCGCCAGTAGTAGCGGTTGGATACATTGTGAGATGTTCCTTCTTTAATATTAAATTCTTGAGATAAAGCGAATGTACCGACTGTAAATTCGTTATTGATTGTCACTCCATCGACTTCCGACAAAAAGAAACAGCGGTAGCTCTCATCAAGTTCCTCCACCCTGACACACTTCATTCCGGCCGGAGATATGATCTGTTCACCACCAACATGCGTTTTCTTTTTCACTTCAAGTTCATCAAAGACAGCCTTAATCTTCACATAAAGCCGGTCAACAACGGCTTGAGAGGTACCATCTTCCAGTACAGTAATTCCACTACCGTTCTTACCAATCAAAAGACCTTTCAAAAAGGTGATCAGCTCATTGGCGATATCTTCTTTATCTTTACGAAGAAAATATTTTTCAAAATCAGTTATATCAGCACCTGCATCAATCATGGCCAACAACAAAGAACCGACACGCAATGCCGTATTCGCTCCGGCATTACGTTCATCCCTTATCTGCTCCGCCAGTTTCTTTAATGTGTCTTTAATATCCGCCATTTACTTTTTTATTCCAAAGTAACAACAAAGCCAAAAGCCGTAAAAAGACATCATTTCTTTTGATGATGCCCCCATAAATGCGAACGCATGGAGGTACTGCGCTTGTGATTCGCCTCTTCAATCTTCTCCGCAAGCAGACCACAGAACTCCTCACCATACATGTATGCCATCTGCTCTTTCAAGACCATGACCGAAGCAAAATAGGCACGTGAGAACCATTCACGGGGTTTGCGAGGTTCACCTGAGGTAATCTTGCCGGATTTTTGTCTGTGCACATAATTCTTGCCTCTCAAATCCGGATTCAAAAACTTCAAATCGCCCTTGTTATACCCTCTATGCCCGTCATTATACAACTGGCCGTCGATCTCATACCCCCGCCCCGTACCACAATCCTGATAAATGCCATATTCCATAAACTTATGCTGGATCACCGTCAGTTCACTGCTGCCCATTGTCACATTCTCCGTAATATCATTGTGCAGTAACACCGTATCAACCACGTGCAGTCTCATGATCTTCTCCCTCCAGATAGTGACCATCATCTCGGCCCACGCCTTCTTATACTTTGCCCGCTCTTCAGCCGTGGACTTCGGCCTGTTCTCATTCCTCCCACTCATCACTGTCATAAATTAGAGATACCGGTTCGGAAACATCAATCATAAAATACAGACCTGTGCATCCGGAAATAAAGTATTCACCCAGCTCGCGTGAATACACATTATCCGTATTCAGGTACACCAGTTCATTATCCAGATTCTCACGGTCAACCAACATCCTGCTGTGCACCTGGCGGAACAGCTGCCGGCACACCTCCAGTGCCGCTTGGCGTTCCGCCATATCACTGATACGGTACCGCATCATGAGAAACACGGTAAAAGTACGCTTTTTAAAATATCCTCCGGAACGCTTCTCGGTCACTCCGTCATTCGTATCATCTACCGCGAAAAAAGCGGATTCGCGCCGAAGGTTCTGAAGAACCTCTTCAAGCGAGTTTATGCCGGAACAGACACACGGATAAAAAGCGTGAGCCTTGGCCAATTTGTTTTTTCTGCACATTCCTTTAAAATAGGACAGCGCATCGAATAAATTATTTGCATCCATATCTCTGTTGTAACTCCTGTGCCTCGCGGGCCTTCTCATTCAGTTCGGTCAACGCCCGCCAACAATCCATCTGCAATACTTCTCTCTCCTTTGTGATATCCCCGCCTGTCAATGCCCGAATCTCCGCATTGACGAGTTCAAGCATATTAAAGGCTTCACCCTCCAGTTGTTCCGGAGGACGGAACAGATAGGGAAAGCATTTTGTAAAATGATTCTTAACCGATGCAATCCACAAAAACACGGACAGCAGTTCTTCTTCCGAAGGATTGAACCGGCGGGGATGCCGCCCTTTGCGATCCACGTACAACAAAATTGCCATGGAACGCAGAAGAGCGTTATCGCGCGTGTGTAAAAAGCCCTGATAATAATTCTCAATACTGACATACTCCTTAAACGGAACATCATGCAACCGGGCATCCACCGACCGGAACCTGCCGATCCGCCACAGGCAGAAAGGCATATCACCCGGACGCTCGATAAAGTCCAGCGTGTGCAGGAAACACTGTACCTGCCACGAATGAACAAAGAACCGAACCTTTTTCCATCCGTTGCGAACAGAACAAATCCACCCGTCCTCCTGTCTGCGCAATACAGTGATCCCCAGCAGCCGGACAAAGATGTATGTCTTTGCCGTGACCGGATCAAAACGGGTCATGATATAACACACATAGCGCAACTGCCATTGCTCCAGCTTGTGCCATGCATCCGGCAGATGGAAGTTGATCAACCTATCCCCAAAAGTAGCAGGTGTCTTCTTTTTCATTTTTATAGTATTCAAAATGTTTTACCTTATACGCATCGCTATCCTTATACGCCGGAAAATCGTCCGGACACCCCTCCAGCAAGTTAACCACATTCGCCAGTTCCACACGGAATGCCGGCAACTGCTTGTTGATCCAAAACCCTATCGCCCTACGGAGCGCACAAACCAACGGTATCTCGGCTTCAGCCAGTGACTTATGCCGGATTTGTTCAAGCAAATGATCAAACAAAACTGCGGATATCTCGCGCCGGATATATTCTTCAGCCTCGCTGATTTGCGGACGAAGTTCGAGCAGATCAGTACGGATAGCTGCCGGTCGGCCTGCAAAATCACGCACATGGGCACCGGTATAGTAAAGGGAACTGATCACCAACCGGGCACAAACTGAGGAAGACCAAGCGTCATCACCTGTCATGCCCTCAATAATACAGTCCAGCGCATAATCCGCCTCACGCTGTATCTGCACGCGTAACGATTCAACCCGGTCACGTGATGCCGGAGATATATTCTGGTTATTGACAATACCGAACCCCGTATCCGTCAGTATCAGATCCAGCCCCGGGATCGCCTGATAAAACGCATCAAGACAGATATAACGGCACACATCTTCTTTAACGGGCAGCGTATCCACATCCGTATCACGCCCCAACACCGTGCCGAAGAGCTTATGTTCAGCCTGTTCAAACCGATCTTGTATCGCATCAAACACATACACGTTTGCCGAAGCGGCTGCAAAAACGACCTTCTCAAAAGTCTGTTTATCAATTATCATCTTCATCGTTGTTATGGTTTATCCGGTTAGCTGTCGTTGATTTGGCATCGGTATTCTGATCCAGAGTCGTGAGCAGGATCATCGGCACATCCGGATAGACCTTCTCACCCCATCCGTTATAATGAATCACCACGTTATGCGGCATGTACATCAGATCATGAAAGGCAATCTCAAGCGACTGCTTGAGAGTAAACAGCTCGCGCTTGTCAGATCCGGAGTTATTGGACTGTGACTTGCCCGGAGTGGCCCCCACCAGATTGGGATGAATATTATCACCATAACAGGTAATATTGGACGCCTCTTGAATGTCTTCAGACCAGTCGCCACCCTCTTTAGTCGTATCAATCACATTGATACGCACCATACGGTTCTCCTTGCCGTTAGGATCGATGTAATAACCGGTAATCCAGACCTTGCCGGAATTCTCGATGCCGGACACAAAATTTTTAATATTCTCTTTTTCTTTCTTAATGCGCTCCAGCTGCTTTACAGGCTCGGTTATGTGCTCTTCAGCCAACAGATTGGACCAAAAATCCTTGTGGACTTCAACCTGGTACTTAACCGTCGCATGATTCTTCAGCTTGGCTTTTTTCCCCTTACCGATCAACCGCTTGATGTCAAACCAGTCGCCTCGAAATATAGAAGTATAGTTGGGTAACGGATAGTACCGGCAACCGGGCGTCGGAAAACGGACCAGAATGGCAAACTTGCGGTCTTTGGTGGGTGGAGACTTTTTTCCGTCCTTGCCGGGCGCACGCCCCATCCGGACCTCCAGATCACCCAACGGGTCTTTTTCGTCAAGCAGCGGCAGCACCTCGATCTCATCCTCACGCAAGGCCGACTTCCGGAAGTTGCCATAGAAGACATGATTGATACGCCCCTTGTCATCCGCCTTTTCAAACCGGCAATAACAAGCCTCCTTGTGCCGGAGCCTGACAATCCGGGAACCGTCAACAGACAGTATGATCACCGACACACAGAAAAAATAATACTTCATATCTGTCGCCTGTTCAAGCATGAAGGAAGGTATACTGTTATGCAGCATCCATTTTTTAATTTCCTTATCAACAGTCGGTCTGCCGGTATCATAGTCATTATACTTCTGCCCGGCACCGTAACAGGTAAGCACATTGAACAACTTGTTCTGAGACATCACCTCGTCAACCCCTATCAACCTGATCAGCTCATACGGTAGCCTGTTGTCAGCGCCCCAGTTCACGTATTTATAACCTTTCGCCCCCGGCAACGTCGTCGAGGACACATCTTCGCCATCCTCGTCAAAAACCGCCGAACTGTCCTCGACCGTCTCCATGGATGCCTGCACGCCGGATTTACCCACCTCAAACACGCCTGAAGGGATATAGTCCAGCCGCACCCTGCTGTTTGTCTTATTTTTCATAAATAAACCTCCATACCATTAATTGAAAACAATGTGATATCACGTAACCTGCGCGGCAGTCCGGATTTGGGACATTTGACCAGATGCGTGCCTCCCCGCCAATGGGAACCGATACAGACCACCCCCTTGTACTCAATGATGTCACCTGTGGACAATTTCCAGACACGCAAATCAACCGGCTGTCCGGATTCCAGCAGCCGGATGGCATCAAACCTATGTATTACCTTTATGCCCATATCACTCAAACGTATAATCAAATGTATTATCGAACACACGTCCGGCACGCGGCAACTGCAAGATATTGTGATTACGCTGCGCATACCGATAAGAGAAAGTAAAGAACGGCAAATGATCCGGATCGTTGCTGCGCTTCGATTCCGACTCGGTGATGGTAACCTCCTTGCCCACTGTCGTACCCTCCAGCAGATAAATCTCTTTAGACCGGAACAAATCATCGAGCCACAACGCCATCTCATGTGTCAACACACCCGTATTGGCCTTGAACACCTTGGTCTCATCAATCCGATAATTACGGAACATGCCATTAGTGTAAGCGGTGGACCGGGCGTATTCCGGCTCCAACGCATGAGTTCCGGTACAGTAAACCGTCTCCTGGCACCCGAAAGAATTGGTGAACAACAGAACCGGAGCGACATCGGGCGCATCAGGATCGAGTGAGAAGGTCTGCGTCCGTACTCCGGCATGAATGATATAACGCACCAGCTCGAAGCCCGGTTTGACCAACAATTCGGGAGAAACTTCTACCGTGACGATCCTGTCCGTATCTGTCACCTGCCGCAAACTCACCTCACGGGTAGACAAACCGTCTTCGTCCCGGTAATAGACACAGGTAGCGGTCACAGGACACGCCTCAGTCGTGACTAGATGCACGAACTCCTTGCGCCCTATCGCCGTAACCTTCTCTCCCATCAGCGTGGACAGAAAATAACCCGCCATAAAATCCGCAGCCGACATGGAGGACTCGGCAGCACAGAACTGCACCGTAAAGTTTTTATTCTGCTCGGATGATCCGTCCGTTATCCGATAACTGCACCGTTCTATCAGGTTTGTCACCAAATACGGTTCTATCAAGCCCTGCAAATCATTGATGGTTATCCGGCCGGAAGTATCCGGAATGTAAGTTTCGGACAGAATCTCTTTTTCTCCGACCGTCAATGAGAAAACAGCCTTATTCTGATCCGTAGCGAACACCAGCTCGTTCAGTCCGGAACTGAAGGCGTAGGCCGGGATATCCTTTACTAAAACTATCATATAACCTTTTTTTATCACAAAAATAAGGCAAATACCACGGGCAATAAAAGACAAGGACACCCTGTTTCACAACAGAATGTCCCCTATGTAAAATGTATAAAAAAATGTTTCTTATCGACGCATCATCATCCATTTGGGACGATTGTCACTGTCTATATGGATATGATAGCCTGTATCACGCATCGTAGATGCAATATCATTCAAGGACAACTCCACCATATCAGACAAATCATCTTGAATATCTTGTGTGCTTTTCAACAACACACCATCACCATCGGGTTGATCAGCCGGAAGAAATGCCATCAGATATTCAATCAATACATATTCCTCTACACGAGATTGATTGGGAGTAGAATTATTTTTCATGCTTCACCTCCTTTGTAACATAGTCATGCAAAAACGCATCTAATCGGATTAATTGTTCATGATTTATTTCGGATATATCTCCATAATTTTGAGCAAATAAATGGAATTTGACTTCTTTATTACCGTCACTACCTATCTCGACAGTCTTCATTATTGAAAATTCGTCATTCATCGCAAACCTCCTTCCAGCATTTTCGGGTCTGAAGCTTCACAGAAGCGGAACTCTCCACGTACAGGATAGATATGAATTATAAAAACTGTATTAAATTGATTCTTATCGGGATAAACTGAGATCTGTATGTAATTACCTCTTAAAACATCCACATGAAGCGGTTTGGTTCTTGGAAACTCTTCGTCCAACATGGATGCTTTGGCACGAACACTCTCAATAAAGGCATCACGTGACAGTTCATCAGGAATCAAGACATGAGCGAAAGTGGAAATCCACTGGTTCATAGCCCTGCCTTTATTGTTAACAGACAGGTAAGTTTTAGGCTCATCAATAAAGAATTTCATCTCAGACCTCCTTTCCAAGCAAGATGTAACGACACAACAAACCAAGCTAGGCAAAGCAATGCAGGAACAGCCGACACGAATGCTGCACATACCAATACCGAGAAAGCTAAGGAAGCATGAGCCATAAGGCATACCTGACGATTAGACACTGGTTCTTCAAGAACGGAAGAAAATAATTGATTCTCACGGTTCAGCCACATAGTTAGGACTGACGATTTGCTCACGACATTTATGTCGGTAGCAGGAATTGAAACTGTTTGTTTCATACGGTTTGATGTTTGACATTTTAGGCAGAAAAAGAACGGCTGCCATCTCCCGTGTCGTCAAACATCAAACCGTGTCACTCCGTAGAGCAATTAAGTTTTGGGAAAGGCAGCCGTAGACTTTGCACAACAAGTTGCGACTTCTACAATATCCTTTTATATGTACCATTTCCATGAATTCACGAAAATGATTATGTATAGGCATAAAAAAAGCCCATTAAAAACCATGAGCATTAACCGCGCTCTACGTACTTGACGAACAAGTTTGATGTTTGACTCCGCAAATATGAGAATAATATTTGAGAATGCAAAAAAAGCGAAGAATTTATTTATTCATTGTCTTCATCTAATTCATTTATCGTTTCTTTAAATTTAGTCTGTTGTTTTATCCAATCATCTTTTGTCTTTTGATTTTTTTCCATAGATTTTTCAATAGCCAAAGTTTCTTTGTATTCTGCAGCAGCTGCCAGCATCGTCCATTTCACATCCATGTTCCTTCCATCTATTTCCTTACGAATCTCCGTTATTGGTATTCTAAAGAATTCTTTTCTAGGATTTACCTTATTAACTTGATTTTGCATAAAGAAACGGTGTAATTCTGTTTCTAACTTAGGGGCATCTTCACAATAAATCATGGCATGTACGTCAAAGGGAAAAGGAACACTTGCATCGCCCAATTCTTTAACACGATCTAAAGGCTCCAATCTACGCGTCATACCTATTTTAAAAACATTTTCACCAAATGAGCCTATGTTAGAAATAATATATACATGTCCTGATTTAGTTTGTTGAGCCATTGAAAGAGCTCTTTGATTTCTAGCCTCTGCCTCAATCAGTTTTTCTTGTAGTTCTGCTAATTGAGCTTCATATTTAGCTTTTTGCTCTTCATTTGATTTAGCTATAGCCTGCTGAGCTTTTTCCATAGCTTTACGAATAGCTTCTTCTTCTTTAGCTGCATCACGCATCGCCTTTTCATATTCACGTCTAGCTTTTTCTTCTTCTCGAATTTGTTCTTTTATTCTACGTTGCTCCTCTCTCTCTTGTAACTTCAATTCATTGACAGTAGCCCCCCATTTTAACTCATCCAACCGAGCATCCAAATAAACAGAATTAATTCTTGCATTACGAAACGCCGATCCTAAATAATTAACCAAAGAATAAGAATCTTTAATTTTCCGCTCCAAAATACCATAATTATCTTTTTTAATCATAGATAATATGGTATCAACCTTGCCATTAAATGCATCCAATACAAAATTCAGTGCTGTTTCTTTCCGATTCTTTTCAACATAATCACATGATGCTGCATCACCATTTTTAACAAGCATACGAGTTCTCTCTCTTGCATCTTTCAATCTCTGCCCTGCTTCATCATAACCAAACTCTTCTGCTAAATTATCCAATAAGGAAAATGTAGGCTTTAAATATTCATCACCATACCCCTCTATCACATTTTTCATAGCCTTAGCTACTTCTTCATAATATTTTGCTTTATTGGCAATATCATACGCTTCACCTGCTATGTCCTTTGCTTTCTTTTCTGCTTCAGAAATCATAAGGACAGAGTGCCTACTGGCATCTTCACGAACCTTTTCAGCTTCCTCCTTTGCTTTTTGAATCAAATCACGGTTTCCTTTTTTTATTACATTAATTTGTTCAGTAACATCTTCAAGTTCCTTATTCGTTTTTTCTATAATTTCTTCTGCTTTTTGATTAGCTTCCATTATTATGGAATCTACTTTTTCCTGAGCTTCAGTTATTAAAAACTCAGATTGTTTTTTAGCAGACTCCAAACGTCCTAATGCCTCTTTATCCGCATCAAAAGCACTTTCATATACAGACAACTCACGAACTCTCATTTGTAACGAAGAAATTTCTTGTAGCTGAGAGTGATTTTTCTTACTCAATAAAGCATTTTCTACTTCTTTACTTTTCTTTAAAGACAACAGTTTACTCCATAGTACAATAAGTACAATTAATAGAATAGCAGAAATTCCAATCCATAAAATATCCATAGTAATTTATATTTTTTATAATTTGGTTTTGAGATAAACAATAGAATTATTACATATTGGCAGCAATTGATTTTCAAGCACTTTCATAGTATAAAAAACATCTCCTTATATCGTGCGCCAACCGGAACCACCCGAAACCCGATTTTACGGGTTACACGATATGAGGAGATGCAAATCGGTTTTTATTTGGCAATACAAATATGGTGATAATATTTGAAACAACAAAAGGAAAAACTTATTCTTGTAAAAAAAGAAAACACTTATGAAATTCCTATTTTCAAAACCGAAAATTGAAGATTTAACCATTTTTCAAAGGCTGCTTTAAGATTAAATACTAATTTTGCAATTGAATTCAATACCAACCATGTTCGATTGTATAAGAAATATATTAGCTTTTGCTGGCACATTTCTTGTTATCAGTACAAGTACCATGTTACTGTTGCAAGGGATTGTATGTTTTCTGACATGGAATTGGACTTGTAAAAAAGACACCGATTATAGAATTATCATAATCGGTGTCTTGGTTGCTTTTCTACTTATACCTTTCTATTATCTGCCAGCATAATCAATAATCATGGCGACCTTTATTTTTAGCATTTAGAATATCAATAATAGGCTGCATATCCTCAGGCGTCTTTATTTGCAAGGAGTCCATTGCCCGTTTAGCAGCTTCTACTAGTTCTCTATCAGCCTTCCTATCGAGAAAGTCGCTAATTGCCCCTCCGATTCCATTTGTGTAGATTTCTAATCCATCTTTTTGGTTGCATTTTATTCCTCCACCTGTCAAAATTGTAACAAACAAACCAAAAAGCAATAATTTCCCAATATTTTTGGTCGATAATCTCAACCATCCAGGAGATTCCATTTGGATTTTCATTATCAAAGAATCTTCTAATGAAATTCCATATCCATATTTATTGCTGAAATCATCTATTAACGACGAAACAGCTTTCAAATCACAGAAATCATCCAATGATACTTCCTTTTGAGTTCGAATTCTAAGAACTAAATTCAAAACATCATCTTTGATGTAACAATCATGAATTACGCTATCTATATAGGGGGCATAATTGCTTACATCAGATAAAATATGTCTAGAATTGAACATCAGTTGCAAAGCTGGAGGCAAGACAGATCTTCGTCCATAATATTTCCAAGTAACCGGACGTCTTTTCTTAAATTCACATCGGTGCTCATCGTCAATAACCAAAGTACCTTCTTCATACATATCTCCAGTGACAACCCCCATGGCAACATGAACCGCACCAGAAGATGGAATAATAACAACATCACCTGGCTGCATATCACGAGTAAAGCGTAAAAGTTGAGCTACAGGATATCCCGAATTTCTAATATCAGGATATCGATGATGAAACATTGCTTTTAAAGTTTCTTTCGCGGCATTTTCCGTTTCCGGCAAATGCCGTAAATCTCCCAACGATATGTTGTTATAGCCAACAGCAACATAATTACCTCTCACAAATTCACCATAATAGGCTCCTCCCATGGTACGCACCATCCAGTAGTTTTGTTGTGTATTTAGTTCTTTTAGGTCACCAATCAAAGATTCAAAGTCACAGTATTCCATCTTGACAAACATGGCGAATCCCTTATCAAAACGCGCCCAAAGGTATTAGTGTAACCTTAACCCGATTTTACGGATTACGTCTTGAAAAGGGATTCATGTCCTGTTTTACCAGTATTTATGTCACTAAATTTGAGGGCACTGCAAATATAATAATAATATCTGACAATACAAAAGAATACTTTTATTCCAATAAAAAAGCTCCCACCCCGTGGGAGCCTGACTAATCAAGTTGCCTGTCATGCTGTCAAACAATAACTACACAACTGATAAGAACTCTTGACCGATACGATGAATACCGTCAATAATACGTTTCCGCTGCTCCTGGCGCGGAGTACGCAAACCGCTTGCATAATGTGAAAGTTGTTGCTGGTTGATACCCGAAGCCCGTGAGATGGCAGCCAACGAAGTGAACTGCTCGCACTTACGAAGTAAGGCAGCCATTCCCAATTCAACATCAAACTCATAATCACCTCGAACCAGCCAATCGGGAAGCACCTCACCATCCTGCACCAGCCCTTCAATATGCTCACGAACCGCAGCAGCCAGTTCATCCATTAGCCCCTCATAGCTTTTGGATGTAGCGACAACCATTCCGCACAACACATTCTCTTCGGTGACCGCACCGAAATTCTTGTCACACCAATCTACTTTTACTTTAATTTTGCCCATAACATATCTTATCTTTTTAGCAGGGTGTTATTTCCACCCTGCCTGTTTCCAAATACTGTTTAATAAAAATTGACTCAAAACCTCACTCTCATGCCCTCTGACCGTCACCCTGCCTTTTTTTGTCGGATGCTTGAACTGCCGGTGATCGCCCCCTGAGCCCTTCAACTTCACCCATCCATCAGCTTCGAGCAATTTAATCACCTCTCTAACCTTATATTTTTTCATTATGTGTTTATTGTTATTGTTTGACTCCACAAAGATATAAATATTTATATCATTTACCAAATAAAAACGCATAAAATGATATTATTTTTTATATCACCCCCTCCGTGGTTGAAGGAACGGAAAAACAAAAAATTCCGCTGTCCCGTCGGCTGCCGTCGTGTGAACTTGTGAGCGCGGCGGCAGCCGACGGAAAATTTTCAAGCCTGCCCCTAAAGACAGGCTCTTTCTTCCCTATCACAATCTCCCCTCATCCCTGTAAGAGTAATATGTCCCATTACCCAAAATCACATGATCCATTAACTCAACCTCCATCAACTTTCCTGCTTTGGACAGCTTTTCCGTTACATCATCATCCTGCCTGCTGGGCTTGACCGCTCCTGACGGATGATTATGCAAAACCACCATCGCCACCGCACAACAAGACAAAGCCTCTTTCAATACCAACCGTACATCCACCACTGTGGAATCAATTCTACCGATTGATATTCTCTTCCTTTTGATTACCTTATGGGACTGGTTCATAAAAACCACCCAAAATTCCTCCTGTTTCAAATCGGTCATGACAGGATACATATAATTATATATATCCTTGCTGCTCAATATCTTTTCCGGCTCTTTGTTCTTGCATCTCTTGTATAATTCGATAACGGCTTCGGCTACTTCCCTGCGTGCCGGTGTCAGACTTTCCAAAACTTCTTCAAAAGTCATATTTTCCTGCTTGGAAAACTCCTTACGGTTCGTCACCTTATAAATTAACTCACTCTGATTCAACGCCCTGTAATCTCTATCAAATAACGTATTCATACCAATTTATTTTAATAATGTTCTACCTAAAAAATAACCTCCCAACACCTCAGCACCGAAATTTTCAATCTCGCACGCAAAACGGGCATAAGAAAAGCCACGGGTTATAATATCATCGAAAAGAAGCACCTTTTTTCCGTTGAAAAAATCCCGATTAAACTTAATGATATGCACCGATTCAATATTTTTTTCGTTTTGGTTCTCATGAACGGCAAGCCGTTCCCCCTCAATGGTTATCGCCTTGTATGCGTTGGTAGCACCCGTCAAACGGCACACCTCTTCCGCAAATTCCTCATAACGGATAGCATTCGCCACCGCCGTACAGGCAGGAATACAAGCAAATGTTATCGTATCACACAAACTACCGAACTGCGCCCGTATCTGCCTAGCCACCAGTTCCGCCACCTTGCCGCTACGTCTGCCGTCCTTAAAATCCCATATCAATTGCCGTATCTGCCATTCCTTTTCGGTAGCTTCGTACTTTATCGGCAAATAATCGAAAAAAGAGATTATCGGCTTTTGCCACTGTTTCAAATAGTAATCGTTGATTTTCTGTGCCATAATCGTATCATTTAAATTCTTGAACTTGAAGCCCGGAGGGTGTGAGCCTTTAACCTCTTTCTCCCTGCCTGGAGCTTTTTTTTATTCCGTCACTATCGCTCGGGGTATGTTTCGCCTTTATGCTGCATCAGAAGGTGTTACGGGACACATAAAGACAAGTTTTCAGAAAAACCAACGGCTTGAATACTACCCTTCAGGGTGGAGATTTTTTTCAGAACAGAGCCTGAACTTGGCATGTGGCATGGAACATTTACCTTCGCAGTATAAAGGAGATACATATCACGGGGGAGAGCGACAAACAAGGGCGACAGGCAGGAAAGAGAGAAAGAGACAAACCACATCAAAAGAACTAACGAGTGTTCTTTTACCGCTGCTATCGTGCGTGCGAAAATCCGGTATTCGGCTATAATGAAAGCATAGCCAGCGGATTTTCGCACGCACGATAGGGTGATAGCATATTGGAAAACAACGGATTACCTTTTAAAAAGCCCTGTTTTTACGCTAAAAATTTCAGTTTTCCAGCGCTCAAAAAAATGATTGCCTATTTACCAAGCATTTACAGCCTTTTTCACCCGCACTTTGTGCGGAACTAGCGAAGCGTACCCCCCACCGCGCTATCGAAATTTCTCATTACTTTACAAAAATATCAGCGGAATATGTAACGTACCCATACCGATTTTGCGCCCACCATACCCGTACAGACACAAAAAAACCGCACGCAACAGGCGCACGGTCATTGGCAGAGATACAGGTAATTACCTCTACAACGCGGAAGTAACAAACAGGTTGATATGGGTATGTGGAAATTTCTCACAGCCGATACACAAGGTATCAAACGCATCGGAGCCATCGGTACGCCCTTCAAGCCGGTCCTCCTCCGTTTCCGCCAGCTTCTCACCCCGTTTGTCCTTGCCCCCATTGTACACACCTGCCGTCTGGATGGATATCAGCAGATCTTCATTATTCTGCTCGTTAAAGAAAGGTATAAGATTCGCCTGTCCGGACAACATGCGGTTGACCAACAGATATTTCTCAATGTGACTCATAGGCTTGCCTATATGCACTTCATCCACCTCCCAGCCACGCTTGCGGAACTCATGCGCAATAACCCACCTGAAATCCTGATCATTGACTGCATAATTGGAGCCCAATGCCGTACTGTCATAATAGAACACCACCTTCTTACGCTTGTGATGCCGGTAATAAGTACAAAAATCATCCACCAGTTCAGGCAACTTACGCTCGTACTTTACAAAGAAGGACTTGAGCACTTTCAACTTGCGCCCCTGTGGCTGTCCCGCCACCAGCCAGTTGATATTCGCATTATAGTCAAAAGCTATGCAGATGGGCATGCCGGTCTCTACATCAGCATCAGCCAACGAAGTGGGAACCTTGAGTTTGTCAAACTTGTACTCCAAACTGTCAAGGTAGGAAAAGTTGGTAGCACTGTACTTGTGACCGGAACGCAACGAAGAATAGAATCCGTCACGGGTGATGCCTATGCGCTTGCACAGGATAGCCGTCATGAAGGTCAACGGAGGCAGGTCACGTTTCATGTCATTAACCCACTTCTCACCCAACACCTGCATGTTCCAGATACTTGAATATTCCTTGTACATGACCGCAACGGAACGCATCCGGCACAGATCACGTGAAAGAGTACGGAGATAAGAACGCAGATAAGCGGGTATCTCCTTACCTGCCGCAACCAGCTTCTTGATTTTATCTTTGGTCTTCCAGATTTCAAAAACGGCGCCCTGTATCACCTCAATCAGCTCGGGATCACACTTCTTCTCATAATCCAGGAACCAAGACCCTTTTTTAGTGACCGGCATATCAGAGGAAATCAACATGCCATGGTGAAAAAAGTGATGCCCGAAGTGCTGCTTGTTACCGCGATTGGCCGGAAGTGTCTCATCCTTCAGCTGTTCGAAGTCAATAAACTTGGCTTCGTCAATATCCAGCGCATCGTAAGAATGCGAGTTGGATGTACCGCTCCGGTCCTGAGAAATGATATAGCCGATTGATCCGTTATACAAGGATAGAATATTCTCCCAGTTATCGGGCTCAAAAATAGGCTCACCCCACCCCCATGACTTCGGCGGCTTGCGACCGACACACCAATGCAGGTCACGCTTAAAGCCCCAGTTCTCCCAATGTATCAGCATGGAGGGCAACGTATTAGTCAAGACACGCTTGCAATTCGCCCCGACAAATCCTGTAATGGAACCGGGCATACGCTGCATATTGCGCAAGTTCCATGCCGCATGAATCAATCCTTTCCCGATACCACGACCACCCACAATCACCGAATCTTTGGCCGCCGTGTACATCACTTCCTGCTGAGGGTCATTAAAGTATTGTTTCATTATTCTTTCGGTTTAGGATTAAAGATATCATCTTCATTGAACTCAACCTCTTCAAAGTCCACATCCTCAATATCGTCAGACCAATATTGTTGAATCTTTGATTTAATTCTATCCCGGACATTAGGAATAGGCTTGATGCCAAGCACGGTCGGATCATCCGTCGGCTCGAAAGGCTGCACTATAATCTTATCATAACCTTTGTCCAAGATGTCTTCTTTATCCAACTGAGTGTATTTGCCATAATAATTGGCGGCAGCCCCCATGGCGCGCGCATCCTTGATACGACGGGCCATTTCGAAGGTCTCATCAATCATCTGGCAGAACTTGTAGCGATGGTAATCCTTGGTTGTCTTGGCCAGGTCACCCAACAGACGCTTGATAATGCGTACATCATCGTATGCGGAAGATTTGCTGATCTTGTAGCGATACTCCAGTTCCTGCACAATCTCCAAATCTTTTTTGCGCGGGAACTGTAACCAGTAATTATACATATCCCGGAGCCGGATCAACCGCTGTTGAATCAGTTCAGGAATGCCGTCAGCCGCCATCTCGTTGACATCGGCGAACAGATATTTCTCACATACTTCTATCGTAGCAGGTACAGGCATAGTTATTACAGATCTTCATCAGCGTCCATATTCAACAGATAACCGTTTGTCAACGACACCGCCAACGGACTGCCCACATTCGCCAGTTCGATCTCCTGTCTACGCAGTTTCAGTGCAGTGGATGCCTTGGCGTGATAATACGCCCTGGAAACAGGCGAATTACGGTCAAGGATATCCAGACGCAGCGTGTCCGCATCCACATCAAGCAGCACTGCCATATCGGATATAGGGGTCAGCAGAGCCGCCAGCTCGCTGATCCGATCAAGTTGTTCCGTTGAATAGACCATCCAGTTGTATAGCGTTAGTATTAATAATATGAGCGTAACGCTCTCTCAGTTGTATAAAAACAGCGAGATCGGTTGTGATGATTCCGCTCTCGGTACGATTGCCCCTTGTCTGATTCTGTGAGGTGCATATCGACACCTGCCACCTCGCATTTTGAATGAGAATCACTTTTGAATGATTTTCAGACAGGTACACTTCATCGAACACATTGGCAATGAAAGTATAAAGATTGACCGTCTTACGGGATGCCTTCAAGTCCGCCAACATGGTAGCCCGGGTAAGCTGGCCGCGCCGCTTCAAGCGATAGATCCGGCGGAGAAACTCTTCGGAAGTGGAAAAGGTGGAGATGTAAATCTCCGCCGGACCAGTCTCGCTCAGAATCATCTCGATGATGTCGAATAGCTGCACGCGGTTATCCAAATACGCTTGCAAGGGTGCTTCAGACAGTGGCCGCAACAGTTGCCTAACCTTTTTCATCGGTTGAGATGGTCACTCCCACCGCCGCCAGTTCCGCTGCCTGTGTCTCATCCACCACATTACCGGTAGCAATCAGGAAGTCATACCGCTGTTGTACCTTCTGCAACAAGGCAGTAAACTTGCCGGCATCCGTATCCTTCAACTCCGACAGCTTCTTCTTGTTGTCAGACAGATACTTGCGTGCCGCACCCACTTTTTTAGCGATTTCAGCCGGGTCCAGCCCGGAAGCATCTTCCGTCTTCGTCACCGGATCACCAGGCTTATAATCATCGTATGCCTGCAGGTTGGCACGATACTTCTTGTCCGCTTCATCAAGCAGCTTCAGGTATTCGTAACGGTCACAAGCCGGCGCCGACTCCATGCCCTTCAGCTGCTCGAACAACTCTTTGATCTTAAACCATAACGCCCCGTTATCCGTCCACAGACGTTGAATCTCAGGAGGAAGCCGGTCATGATCCATACGCCTGCCTTTGGCGACATTCGCCTCCGGGAACTCATCATCCACATCCAGTACCGGAACACCTCCGTCTATGATCCATTGTGCGGAAGGTATGACCGTGATATTCATCCGTGCGATATCAGATACGGTTTTTCCATCCAAACGGATTTTCAAGTGCTTGCGCAATTCGTACTCCACCTTATCGGCAAACTTTTCCGGCTTGCGGATCACATTCTGAAACAAAATCTTATTACGGTTCAAGGACAACAACAGAGTGGCACCCACCACCACATCACGCTCAGAAGGCGGTGTACCCAGATAGTCCTGTATTTTATGAGTCAATTTCTCATCCATATATTAAAATATTAAAAAAGTGGCGGCATAGACCAGCCACACCACCACTCCGATTTATAAACTTAAAGAATCAAGGTTCATCCAAAGAAGAATCGCTCCATGCGGAACCGTCCGCACCGGAGATATCCCCATCCTCCGTTTCAATTTTACCCGGATAGAAGGGAGCCGGGCACACATCGGTCGCTTCTATCTCAAGCGTGGTACCGGCCTCTCCGGTTACTCCCTCGCCCAATGCCTGGGCGGGCTTGGTCACTGTCTCGAACTCCTCACACCCCATCACACGAAACTTGCCGTTGCGCTGCTGTACAAGATAGACCAGATCATCGGCCATCGCCTGACGGCAGAAACCCGCCGCATCTTCTTCAGTACCCGGATGCTTGATCGTGCATTTGTTCAAAGACGTGGTGCTCGGACGTTCTCCCTGCACCTCGGTAGTCACATTGGATTTGGCGGACAAGGAATTGATCGTAAGCCACTTCTTTTCCGCCGCCATCGTGAAATTACCCTTGTAAGTCGCCAACTCTCCCATGCTTTTCGCCTCTTCGAGTTTGGGCAGTTTGGGCCAAGCTGCAATATTGGATTTCTTTTGAAAGAAAACCTTCGGACGGATGCCCGGAAGCACCGTCTGACCGTCACACCAGTTCAGTGACTGGTAAATATCCGCTGTCGTACAATCTTTTGCCATATCACCTCCTTATTTTAGATCGGGGTTGTACCATCAATGGATGCCACCAGCAGACGCTCCTTGGACAAACTCTCGAACTCCACACCGAAAAACATCGTCGCGATGAACTGGAGCACAAACGCCTTGAAGCGTGCCACCTCCACGTTCTCCTCCTCACCGGTCTGATTAACACCCACCAGCATGTTACGCTTGACCGTCATGTGGATGAACGGACTGTTCTTCTTATTCGCCAACGGCACAATGTTCACATTGTCAAACCCCTCGACATAGTACTGCTTGTATTCACGGTTGTACGGGATCGCCCCTGTAGTGCTCTTGTAGTCCTCACAATAGTCGAAGAGCACATGTTTCGGGACAAACAGCTTGACCGAAGACTCCTCGGTCAACATATCGTCAGCCGCCATGCAGACCGCTTTGAGCGTATCAACGGCATTTTCTTTGGTAATCGCCTCGATGACCTTGTAGTTGCCCAACTCTTCAGAAAGTTTTTTGCCATCCAGCTCCTTTTTAGTAATGGTGTCAAAGCCATTGAACAGATCCTTGGAAGTCTCACCCGAATCATTACGGACCGCATTCCACAGTACCATATTCAGGTTCTTGCCCAACTGGGCGGTCAGATACGCCAGCACCTTACGGGTGATCTCGGTATTCTTCAACGCCTCGCCCTTGGTAATGTCGGAACCCCACATGGACTGATAAATCTTGTTCGGTGAGAAATTACGCACGACAGAACCGAAGTAGGTATACAGGGTGCGCGGATTGATCACCACCTCACTGTTATCCTCACGGGTTTCGGAGTACGGCCCGAACTGCATGTCACCCGACAGTTCACCCACAGTCTCGGCATAACGGATGCCCGGACGTAAGGTCATGTGCTGCAAAGAACGTGACAGCCCCAATACAGGCATCTGCAACAACTCCTTACGGTACTTGCGAGCACTCTTCTGAAGATCCTCGCTGGTAATATTCACGCTAACTTGTGCCATATCAAATATAGTCTTTAACTTCGTCATACATGGATGCAGCGGACACCGCATCATTTTTTTCGTCTTCTTTCACACTCGTGGTGGTAGTGTCACCATCGGATTTTTGCAGGTTCTTGATCTGCTCGTCACGCTGTCTGACCAGATCCTTCTGTTCGCCGACCTCCGTCTCCAGCACATCCAGCCGGTCATTGACAGCCTTAACCTGTTCCTCGGTGAGTGTTACCTTGCCATCCGAGTCCTCCACCCCCTCCACATTCAGAAGGGTGTTGATTTTGGTGTAATCTTTTTTCATTTCGGAAACAATAGAAGGGGCGGACTGTTTTTCTTTGGATGAAAACAATCCGTCCAGTTTAGTTAATATTTTGTTTAGTAATTTATGACTATCAGCCGTATCCCGCTCACTTCCGGACGCAACCGGCAAAGGGGACAACCCCAGCATATTGACCTTGCCTTCGTAAGCGGCAAGATTGAGCTTATTCTCATCGCCCTCGATGATCTCGTCCACAAAGCCATACTCCAACGCCTCTTGTGCGGTCAGCCATCTGCCCGCCTTCAGAACATCAAGAATATCATCTACCTTTTTGTTGCACTTGGCCGCATACATGTTCGCCAGTACCAGATCGAACTTGTCGTTCTGCAGCTTGTTCTCCTTCAGCTCATCGATGAGCTGTTGGATCTGGTCAGCGTTATACTGCCCCCAGGCATCCACCCAGTTGCTCACCTTGTGCACCAGGAACAGACAATATCTGGAAATGCACACCTTTTTCGCACCCAGTGCGGCAATAGTGGCCGAACTTGCCACCAGCCCATACAGGTAGGCGGTCACGTCTCCATGATCAACAAACTGCTGACGGATATCCAACCCGTCATCAACCGCACCTCCCAAAGAGGAGATGCGGACATTGACAGGCTTGCCTTTCAAGCCTGCCAGCTGATTGCGGACATACTGCTTGGAGTAGCCCCAACGGCCAATGTAGTCATCTATGTTCAGGTTATAGGTCATATCACATTTTTGACTGCAATATTACACTATACCTTATATATATAAAAATACCTAATCTATGATACGAAGCAAGGGCAGAATGCCTGTATAGGTGACCACCATGGCACTTCCACACCTGGAAGAGAGATTATCGGGTATAGTATCTGTGGAGGTAATGAGGGAATACGGGCGGTCACCTGAACCCAGCATAAAATATTCTCCGGACACAGTCCGAAACCGGAAGCACAGCTTCTTGTTGCCCACCTCGAACCGTTCAGACAGGAAAACCGCCAGCTTAGATACGAAAACACGCTGTTTGTTCTCGATTTTGTCGCTGACTTCGACCGAAGCCAGTCCGACCATGGGTAACCGGGTAAAGTTTACGGCCGGTGGAACCAAGGCAAATTGTTTTTTTACAACTGTCATGGTGGCCAGTTCTCGGACTTCACAGTACTCCACGCGGTTGATGTAGTGAATTTCGCTCATAATTGTTCGGTGTTGTTCGCAGTTGTTCGGTGTTGTACAAAAACAGGGGTCTTATCCTCTCTTTTTCTTGTTAAAGAACCTAAAAACATGCCTTTCCGGTTATAGGCATTGCGCATCCGGTAGTATTTCTGCCGGACTGTCTCTATGTAGTCAATGTCAATGCCGTGCATCTCGCACCAGGCCGCAATTGTCTTGTTCAGCCCCACAGAACTGCCGGTCATATCCCCCAGTTCAGACCAGAGATTGCGCCGGAACAGGTCTTCGATGGATTCAACCACCGCCTCTTTGGCCAACGGACCCAGGTAATTGTACACCGCCGGATCTTTCGCCTTGGAATCGGGGATCACAATCGCGACCGTATCATCGGACGGCATTTCGGGCAACTTGTCCGGTGGCAGCTTCTGCAAAAAGCGCCGTATAACCGAGTTCTCATTGCTCTGTGCCGGAAAACGCACAGGATTGCCCAGCGAATGTGTCAACCACTGAGCCAGGTAACGCTCCAGTTTAATATAAAACACGAAATCTTTCATAATCAACTATTTATATATACAAAAATAACAATTTTATCCCGCATATAAAAGAGAAGGAAACAAAAAAGCACTTTTCAGCAACCAAGCACCGAAATGTTTCTTCTTTATTTACAAATATATCAAACAACCATATTTCTTATTGTCCATACATCTATAATGTATCTCCCGTTCCGTCTGATTCCGTCAGAAATTTATGAATCTTTGCAACCATGTATTTAGCATACACAAACAATTGAATATCAAACTAATATAACAGACACAAATCCTAAAAGTAAGTTTGAAACCCGGCACAAACTTTGTAACCTTGCATCTTTGCGCCCCAGCCCAACAAAAGGGATACAAACCCAAAAACTTTGAAACCAAGTTTGAAACCAACTTGAAACCGTATTAACCTATTATTATTCAATTCATTATCTTTCTTTTCAAACATAGGGTACAAAGTTACAAAGTTTTAGTACAAAATAGGCTAAAGGAGTGGAAAAGCCGAAGGGGACGGTTTCCCGACTCCTATAAAATAAGAGAACACGCGGTTATGAAACTTTACAGAAAACCAACAAATAAAAAAGCGTGCACATTCTGAAAAGAACGTACACGCCTCGAAATTACAAGGTTACAATCAACCCTGTCTCTTTTTACGGGGGGAAGGGGGGAACAGTTCAGTGCGCCTGATCTTGGTGTAATCGGCATTCAGCTCATAGCAGCGCCAATGAGCCTCGCTGCGCAGGAACTCACCGACCGTGACCAACATCCATCTCTCTTTGTCCCCGGCATCAGCAAGCTTTAGCCGTTGGCCCGGTCGCATCTCTTCAAGATAGCGATATAACCTGAGCATGTATCGGCATGACTCAGGACACTCCATCAATGCATGAGCATAGGCATCCGAGTGTTGGATCAGGTCAAAACGGATTTCCGCTGTCATCGTCTTCAGTATTGGTGTTAAAATTAATCTCATCAATGGTGCTGCCGACCGACTGCAAGTATATCATATCTTCGCTCTTGCCGTCAATCTTGCGCGTGATGCGGTCAGAACTGTTACGCATGTCGGCCGGATTCAGTACCAGTACGTATGGACAAAGGGAAGCAAAGCCCTTGAGCGCCTTGGTGAACCGCTGCATGGACCAGAAAGCCTGTGATACTTTGGCGAATTCACGGAAGTCATCGTAAGCCTTGCGCCGGACAATCAACTTATCAAGATTGCCACTGTCCTTAGCAAAATAGGTATTCGCCCACGCCTCGAAATTGTCACCCATGTCGGCCTTGTACTTACGCTTCATGATATTGCCCATCGGCGGCTGGATCTTGATGCCGCTGGGTATCACACTCAGATAGAACTGAAGACAGCGGGCGAAGAAATTCAGATCAGCATTCCACTCCGCCTCGGAATAATCAGTCTGTGAGAACAGATTCTTGCCAAAATCATCATGGATAGACCGCGTCTCGAGATAATCATTCTCTTCGGTCTTCTGATGATAATAGTCGCTGAAAACTGTATAAATCAACCGGGCATCGCTACTGGAATCGAAATTCATCGGCACATAGTTCGTACTGAAGGCGAACTTCGGACTGTTCTCGAATTCGATATAGAATGAATGGTTATTCTTCGGGTTAATGGTCATTCCTCCAGTAATGCTGTCATAGAACAGCCCGGTATCCAGATATCTGTTACAGTCATCCACCACCACGAAATCAGTGTGCTGGTTAATCTGCTCGAACACATGCGTATTATCCATCAATTTCGGATTACGTCCACTCAGCACGACCGTACGAAGGAACTGTTTCAACGAAAGCAGAAAGAATGACTTGCCGCTGCGCCCGTTGCATTGCCCCTCCTCGCCGATCTTGTTGTCCATCGCATAAACCGCCCAGGCGCGGGAAGGAGACTTGTAGCGGTGCAGGTTGTATCCCACGGCAAACACTTTATTAATAAAGTTCAGCTGTTGCTCGCGAATCTCTTCCGGATCAAGTAACGGACCGCACAAATCGAACTTGTGCGCACTCCGATAAGCCGCCGCTTCATCCTGATCCCGACCATCCCATAGCTCCTCCAGTTCCTTACGCCAGTGAACGCGGCTGGAGTTGATCAGGTAGTCCATATAGTGGCTGTCATGAGGATGAATCTCCACCTCCCAGCCACCATCCGCCCCACAGGTTATCGTGAAAGGGGGCGGAAGCACCTTCACCTTGTGCGAGATGATATTGTTCATCCACACATGCGTATCTATCTTCTCCCTGACCTCCTCAATGCCGGCCCCGGTAATCCGCCAGACCGCATTATCAAAAAACATGGTCTGGCTGTTAAAAGTGTGGGCGGTAAAATTCAAATCAATCTCGTCTAGCATGGACAGACTGGACTCTCCGGTACGAGGAGAATCCAGGATCAGATTGCGTATATCGACAGGCAGGAACCGACGCATGGCGTCACTCTTCAGGAACGACACAATGTCGCCAGCCTTGATCTCGCTGACCTTGAATCTGTCCACATGCACATAGCGGGGCGTATCGCTATTATCATCCTTCAGAATGTAATAGCCGTTCAGTCTGAGAAAATAATGCAGGTATGACGAGTTGATCGTATAGGTCTTGTTGCCGTTGCGCTGCCCGATTTTCTCCTCCCAGTACTGGGCAGGCATAGCCAGCGCCAGCAAGTTGCGGAAATCCTCATTGGACGGGTGCAGTTCGACATAATCACGGAAGTCCTTGCGTGGCTTGCCCCGGCGGTCACGGTACCGTCCCAAGGATTCGGGCAGCCACACGGTATAAATGTGCAAAAATTCCAAAGCCAGTTCCGTACCCTTACGGATGCCTGTACTATCAATGTCGGGGATATTATAGAGACGCTTCACGTATTTCATGATCTCTTTAATTTCATCAGACGTGATCTTTTGTGTCTCACTATTGAACCACAAGGGATAATACCCCAACGCCCGGACACACAGCGCATCACGCTCACCAGAGCAGATGAACGCCTCTTCGAGCTTCTGCGATATGTAAGGCTTGCCCTCATTGGCCGGATCATCAAAAAACTGCGTCTCTTGTGAGGCGTTCCATTTCGCCCAAGCGGCCTTCAACTCGTACAGCCCATTGGTATAATACCGGGGTTTGACGCCATCAGGCGTATAGCTGAAACGCCACTGCTTGTCCGGATTCAACGGCTCATAAATCTTGTAGAAAGATTGTTCGCTCTCCGGCTTGCCGTCCGCTCCGGGAATGACACACTGACGCATCAGAATCGGGTAAGTCGGTGTGGTGTATTTGGTGGTCACCTCACGGTTCTTGACGTAGCTGATTGACTTGGCCACATGCCAATGTAACGCATCGCAATGCTCCTGTTTCACACGAGGGCCCAGTATGGCAAGCTGCTCAGGAGTAAACGCTTCTTCAAGCTCGAAGAACCGGGAACCTTCAGCTTCATCAGCCGAAGCCGGTCTCTTGCGTATATCAGGCTTGTTGACGGAATGCTTCAGTTCGTCGGAAACATTATAGCGCGCAGCCAGCAAGACAACGGCCTCGCCAAAACTGACGTGCTCCTCCCTCATGCAAATATCAATCGGGCTGGTAGCCGTTCCCTGGTCACCAAAATCGGTCACCTTGTAACAATCACCGTATTTGCGAATGCATGCGGACGCATCGTCTTCGTCCGGACGAATCTTAAATTTTTTCCGGTTATCAACACATCCCTCGGCCTGTGGATAATAATACAGAATGATATCCAGACCATCATGAGAAGCGGCATATATATCTGAAGCTTTTATCATAGGATCTTATATTAGCGATACAAAATTACAGAGTTGCATTTTTTTCGGAAAGACCAGCCTCTCCCCCTGCCTTTAGGGGAATGTCATAATCTCTCTTGCGAATGTTATGCGTGCCTGCATAGCAGCGTCCGTATCCGTCCCAGAACACGCGCCTGTCTGTCGGAATCCGGCACATCACTCCATTCACCAGTTTGCGCTTGAGCACACGAATGGCACCTGTCACCTTGCGGACCTCGCCGGAATGGTCGGTAAGAAAGAACCGGGAGAAGGACACCCCCTCGGGTTGTGCCAGCTCCCATTCCCGGATAGTATATAGTCTGTATTGATTCACCATCAGAACTTTGTTTTTAGCGATTCAATAAAACAACCCATCACACGCATGTGTACACCTTTGTGCCCTTTCAGATTTTCAGGACTGCCGGTTATTGTGATCTTTATCTCTTCACCAGCCCAATCTATATGCAGCGAGGCAACCAATGTCTGTATGCCGTCTTCTACAGTAACCGTAACCGTTTCTTTGACCGGAAGAAGTTCTTCAGCCGGCACCCATCTGCTCTCCCGTTCTCCTGGCCTGCGTACTTCATAACGGATATGCTTTTTAGCATTCAGCACAAAGAATGTGCTGTCGGCTATGGTAGCAATGGTGTTATCGTTCAGCCTCACCTTTTGTCCTTTTTTCATAAGTTCTCCTTTCTAATCTTATTTGAAATAAGTACAAGCATATACATCAGAAGTCTCACCGAAGCTAACCCTTATACACATTTCAGCACCGCACACAAATGGTTTTTCGCTCGTAATTATCCCAACAAGTCCGGTGTTCTCGTCAAGAGCCTGCTCACCCTTAATCATTTTATCCAATCTGTCTTTAAAACGATAACTTGTAAATACCTTCAATTTTTTACCGGAAGATTCATAACCTAACAATCCAGTTTGAAGTCCATCAACTAATTTGATAACCTTATCTTCTATCTCTCTCCGAGATATAACTGTCTTAAATGTTATTTCCTGCACACATACATCAGGATAACTCTTCTTAAAATCTTGCCTTTTCATTTTATTTCTTTCTTTATCAGTTTTGAGTATTAATTTTCTTCGATGAAAGCATTGGTTGTATTCAACACTCCTGCTGAATCCCGAGTTTTACCGTCTCTTATGAAGATTCCTTCCTTTTTCAACCGTTCATAATCAAATTCATTCATCATGATAATGACAGTGTTTTCATCTGTATATAGCTTGCACTTCATAAATTGAGTACCTTCTATTTTCCCAATTACGTCTATTTGGATTGTTCTTTTATTCATAATTCGCTCCTTTCTGTTCAGTTTTGAATCAAACAAAAAAATGAATTATTTCACCATAAGTATTTTTCATGATTTTACAGGGACACGTACCTTGACGGTAATGTAAGCATGTTGTATTACATTCTTCGGTGCATACTTGACCAATAACCGTATGTGGCACATCATTATCTATCAGTCCGCCTAATTCATCATTATCATTCATAACGAATGTTTCACCATGAATTTCAATTGCTAAATATTTCTCCGTCATTTTCACTTTTCATAATTTCTACTTCATTTGATTTTGATGCCAGTAGGTAATCAACTCGCCCACGTTACGCACCTTGATTTTTGCTTTGATATTTTCTCTATGCCGATTAACGGTACAAGGTGATATGTGCAATTCTGCTGCGATATCGTCCGTCTGGTAGTTGGATGCTATTAACCGAAACACTTCCATCTCACGTTCTGTCAATGAAGTATTTAACTCAGGACGACATATCACCCCCTCATGCTCACACTCGCCCCGAAGAGGGCATTTAACCTCTTCGAAAACAAATAGGCCATCTCTGTTTATATCTAAATTATGCTGATCATATTCGCCGAAGTTACAGCGTATGAACCGATGAACAACCCGGAATTCATAATACCAACGATTCATAGTACTGCTTGAATAAATCTGCATCAACCGGGTATGCGCTTTAGGGTATCGATCTCGAATAACTGACAACATGCACTCTATCGTCGGACGATTGTTCTCACCCAAAACCACAGCCGGTCGCCCTAGCTCCTTCATCATAACATCCCCTTCGGGCGTGTTGTAAAACTCTATGTTGGCTATCTCATTCATCTTTAGATGGGAACAATTCTTCAACACTCATACCGAGATATTCGGCTATGATTTTTTGCTTAATAGGAGCAGGAGGATTCAACCCATTTATCCACCTGTACACCGATGCCGGAGTAGAGCACGTGATTTCTGCTAACTTTTTAATAGTATCCATCTGCTGATTCGGCAAGCTCTTCATATAGTCTGTAAATACCATAATTGATAAATTATTAAAGTTTTATATTCGTTTAATACCTCTTTTTACTAACTTAGCTACGTGAATTTATTAACATAATGCAAATATGATAACTATATTTATCATACACAAATAAGATGATATTTATATTTATCATATTAACTTTTATTATATATATGATGATAAAGCAACGCTTACTTGACATCTGTGAAGCTTTAAACATATCAGCTAATCAATTTAGCATTGATATAGGTATGAGCAGATCATACATAGCTAATTTAAAAAAGGACATAACAACAGAAGTACTGCTAAATATACATGTCAAATACCCTTCAGTTAATATCATGAGGATTATTACTGGAGAAGGGGATATATTGCTACCCAAACAAAATTTGCAGATTGACAATTCTTTTTTTTTAGAAAAATATAATCAGCTTGAAATCGAAAACAAGAAATTGCTTTTGGAAGTGGGAGAACTAAAAGGTGAACTCAAAACAATTAAAAAACATGCCCAAGTGGAAGACAATGCAATATGTGCCGATGCAAGCGGATCAGATTTGGAGAAATAGAATATATAATAACTAAATACTAATATGTCATGGGAATCAGTAATCAAACAATTGGGAGCATCCCAATAGAAGCTGAGAAAAAATTTAATATGAATGAAGAGTTAATACGGATTGGATTTGAGCTTGTAAATAAAGAGCGTGAATGTTTAGCCGTAAAATCTGGTTGTGAAATATATTACGCTGTTTATGACGGTGTACACTTTGACGAAGAAGGACACCCTACAGGAATGGTCATTGAAAAAGATGGAAAAGATGTCCATAGAGGAGAAGTGCCTAAAAGCCAACAAGAACTTCATTCTATATTAAAAGCTTATGGCATAGAGTAACCTTGATTCACTCAGACAAATCTCGGACATATACATATAAAATCAATCAAATTAAGAGATGTATGCCGTTGAATTTCAATTCATCTTATTTTATGGAAAATCAAATAAGGTCAGGCCTCCGCAACTTCAATCAAAGAGAAGCAGAATTGCTTCTCTTTTTTATTTCCCCAGTATTTTTTTATTTCTTATCTTTGACCTTCATTAAATTATCAAGATACATAGAACCATGAAACAAAACATCTTATTTTATCTCATCGCTTTACTATTTTTCCCTCTCTATGAGATGCAGGCAGCCCACCAACCTGAATTCTCTACTGCCGGTTTCTATGAACTGGCAAACTCCGGACGTGAAGTATATTCCATGA